GCCTGATGTCTAAGGCTTCGTCCTACAAGGACATGACTGCTGGCTCGGGCGGTGGTGAAGGTCGTCTTCAGAAGACCGACATTGCCAAACTGCATAAAGACGCTCCTGCCTTTAAGGCTGGCGGCGGTGTTTACCATTCCTATAAGGACATGGACGCTGGTTCCGCTTCGGGTCTTGGCCGTTTAGAAAAGACGGAAATCCAGAAGCGTAAAGGCTGATCTGCGGGGAGCTTTTTGGCTCTGCGGATCGGGACGGGAGTTGGCCCCCTCTGGCTCCCGTCCCACCTATCTTAGAGGGGGGCACCAGAGGGGGTGTCTATGCTGACGTATCAAGCGTTCTACCAGAACGAGCTTCATAAGCTCTTAATGCAAGAGATTGATAGGATTAAAGAAAACCTAGCATCTGGCCTAAGCACCCCTGACTTTTTGGCTTACAAACACCAAGTAGGGTTAATAGACGGTCTCAAAGCGGCTGTAAGGCTCATGGAAGAGGCTGATTCTATCGCAAATAGGACAGAGAGGGGATAACTATGCCAGCAATGCTTATGGAACATGATGTAGACCCGCGCAAAAAGCTCATGGAAGAAATGGGTGATTTGTCCAAAGTTGAGGTCTTCAACAATCAGATTTTGGTCGCAGTGTATCTCCGCCCAGAGAAGACAAAATCGGGCCTCTACATGCCTGATGCTCACCGCGACGAAGATAAATATCAGTCAAAGGTTGGTTTGGTCCTCAAGAAAGGACCGATGGCTTTTGATGACAATACTGGCCAGTGGTTCAACGGCGTGACAATCAACACGAACGACTGGATCGTCTTCCGCCCTAGCGATGGGTGGAGCATCACAATCAACGGCGTCATTTGCCGCATGATTGACGATGTGAATGTGCGTGGTCGTGTGGACCACCCAGATCGCGTTTGGTAAGGAGAATGAAATGACTGATAATAAAGAACAAATTGAGCTTAATCTCGGTGAAGAAAACACAAAAAATGATGTGATCATCCCTGATGATGCTGTCGTTGAGATTGTAGATGAGAACGCACCGTCTCCGGTTGAAACCAAGAAGGAGGACGATGTACAGGCCGCTCTGGAAAAGCTTCAAAAGAAGCTGAAGAAAGAAGAAGGTCTTCGCAAAAAGGCTGAGAAAGAGGCTTATGAAGCTTCGGTTCGTGCCAACCAAGCATCTTCTGACGTTGAAAACAGCAATCTGACGCTGGTTACAACTGCGATTGATACGGTTAAGCGCGATCAGGAAATTCTGAAGTCTAATCTTCGGGATTCAATGTCTGTCGGTGACTACGACAAGGCTGCCGAAATCCAAGAAGTCATGTCTATGAACTCTGCAAAGCTGCTTCAGCTTGAGCAGGGCTTCCATGAGATGAAGAACCGGCCAAAGATTGAGCAGCAAGCTCCGCCGCAACGCGCTGGGGATATGATTGATGACATTGCGAGCCGCGTGACGCCGCTTTCAGCTAAGTGGATCAAGCAGAACCGCGATCATCTGGAGGATCCTCGCGCTATCCGCATGATGGGCCGCGCCCATGAAGATGCGGTGGACATGGGTATCCGCCCCGAATCAGATGAGTATTTCCGTTTTGTGGAAAATCGTCTGGGCATTGGTCGGGAAGACACCCGCCAGCAGCAAGAACCGGACTACGACAATGATTCGCCGTTGTCGGAAGCCTCGGCTCCTGTTCGTCGTCAGTCACCACCAGCAGCGCCTGTTTCGCGCACTGGAACGGCACCCGGCACTCGTCCAAATGTTGTCCGTCTCACTCCAGCACAGGCTGAAGCTGCCAAAATCAGCGGTCTGTCTGAGGTGGAATACTACAAACTGATGATCCAAGAGCGTAATCGCGCCAACTAAGGAGAATATAAATGGTTGATACAGTGACAAATCAGGTTCGCAAGCGCCCAGGTCGCCCTCCGAAGGCTAAGGCAGAAGCCCAGCCAGTGATTGAGGCAGTTGCCATTGAGCCTATTGTTGATCGCCCGCCAATGAGGCCCCCTATGCGTGAAGAAGATCCTCGCGCCGCTGCTGCTCGCCGCGCTGCCGAAATCCGCTCCAACCAAGTGGATGATGACGGTGTTGACGAGTTCAAGCTGCCCCGTGCGCCGGATGGCTGGACCTATGAATGGAAAACCAAGTCCGTCATGGGCGCCATTAACCATGCTCACTTGACGGAACTGCGCCGTCAGGGCTGGGAAGAAGTCCCGACTTCTCGCCATCCAGAAGAAATGCCTCTGGGCGGGCATGATCCGGTCATTGAGCGTAAGGGCATGATCTTGATGCAGCGTCCGACTGTGATTGTGGATGAAGCCCGCGCAATTCAAATTGCAAAAGCCCGCAATCAGGTTCGGTTCAAGGAAGAGCAGTTGTCAGGAACGCCAGAAGGCGGTCTCGGCCATCGCAACCATGATCAAGTCAAACCCAGAATTTCCAAAGGTTATGAGCCTTTGGCAGTTCCAAAAGACTAACATTGGAATAATTTCAATAAATAAATTGGGGGGCCGAAAGGTCCCCCTTTACATTTTGAGTAATTGCAGTATTTTTTGGGTCATAGAACTCAATTTGGGTTTTTACCCTCCCCCGGCGTGGAGGGGTTCACTACTTCCCCGGTCTCTAAGTGCCCCCGGTGTGGCATGATGGGACTTCCTTGTAATAGAGGAGGCACCGTCATGGCGAACACAAACGCGCCTTTCGGTTTCCGTCAGTACAGTGGCACTGGTTCTGCTCCGACTTATGAGCAGATTTCTGTTACCATTGCTTACAACGCAACGAATATCTTCTTTGGCGACCCCGTGGAACCAGACGCTAACGGTCTGATCATCCAGGGCGATGGCACGACTGCGGCTGCTGGCATTGCTGGCATCTTCGTTGGCTGCCAGTATCTCTCGGTTTCGCAGAAGCGTACCGTCTGGTCCAACTATTGGCCCGGTTCGGATGTTGCCTCAACCAACACGGTTATTGGCTACATCATCAACGACCCGAACGCCAAGTTCCTTGTTCAGACGGGTTCCACGGCTGCTACGCAGTCCACCGTTAACTTGAACATCGGCTATGACATTGGCTCGGGTAACACCGCCAACGGCATTTCCGGCGCTTTTGTTGACGTAACAACTGCCGCTACCACTACCACTCTGCCATTCCGCGTCGTTGGCCTTGTCACGCAGCCTCCGGGCTCTGCTGGCACTGAGGCTGGCGCTTACAACTATGTCATTGTCTCGTTCAACAACGTGACAACCCGCAATCTTACGGGCATCTAAGGAGTAAGGACCAATGGCTGTTAATCTCTCAGCGATTAAAGACCTTCTCCTCCCCGGTCTCCGTGGGGTTGAAGGCAAGTATGAGATGATCCCATCTCAGTACGACAAGATGTTCACGAAGCACGATTCCAAAATGGCGCTTGAGCGCACTGCGGAAATGCGCTTCTTGGGTCTTGCACAGTTGAAGACCGAAGGCGGCCAGACCGCTTTTGATAACTCGGCTGGCGAACGCTATGTCTACAATCAGGAACACACTGAAATCGCTCTTGGGTATGCAATTACCCGTAAGGCGATTGATGACAACCTGTACAAGACACAGTTTGCTCCTTCCAACCTGGGCCTCATTGAGTCGTTCCAGCAGACGAAGGAAATCTACGGCGCGAACGTGCTGAACACTGCCACGACCTACAATGGCGCGGTCGGTGGTGACGGCGTGGCTCTCGTCTCGGCTTCGCATCCGATTGATGGTGCGACGATCTCCAACTACGCAACCAGCGAACTCAACGAGTCCACTCTGTTGAACTCCATGATCGCTGTTCGTACCAACTTCAAGGATCAGGCTGGCCTCAAGGTCTTCGCCCGCGCCCGCAAGTTGATCGTCCCGCCGCAGTTGGAGCCGACTGCTATCCGTCTGACGAAGACGGAACTGCGTCCAGGCACAGCAGACAATGATGTCAATGCGATCATGATGACCTCGGGCGGCTTGCCTGAGTCGTACATGGTCAACGACTTCTTGACCTCTTCGTCGGCTTGGTTCCTTCTGACAAACATTGACGGCCTCTCCTACATGGAGAGAGTTAAGTTTGAAACAGATATGCAGGTAGATTTTGTGACCGATAACCTTCTCGTAAAGGGTTACGAACGTTACAGCTTCGGTTACTATAACTGGCGCTCCATCTACGGCAGCATCCCATCGTAAAAACTTCAAAGGGCGGGGTCTAACAGCCCCGCCTTTTATCTAGGTTTCCTGATCACGCAGACCGGCCTAGCGGACTCTGCACAGACTGTGTGATCTTATCGTGCAGGAGGTTCCTATGGGAGCAACCACTTTTACTGGTCCAGTTAAGGCTGGCACAGTTATCAATACCACCGGGACAACCGTTGGTACGCTTAAAAATGTTGGCTTTGTTGAGCTTGCTCAATCTCAGGCCATCACACAAACTGGTTCGGCAACTGCG